ATGACTAAGGTAATACACGTACAGTTGATGCAGGGACGAAAGAACTATTATTTCGGTTCTATTCCTGCGATTTACAGCGTTCTAACGGCTGAGGAGATAGGTATAAAGCAGTGTTCATTAGAACGCGTAGGATTGAGCAAGGGAGGCGTTGTACTGAATAAAAAGGCATGTATCAGGGCAGGCAAACTTATACGCTCTAAAACAACAAAATGAGGATGCATTTGAACAGCTAAAACGCTGATTGAACGACACTTGAACGGCTTTCAATATGTTTTTGAACGGTTGGAGGCCGTTTTTCGTGTTTTCAGGAGTAAAATGAGGGCGATTTTGGGGTAAAAAATGGGATTGGGGTGACACTTGGGGTGACGATTGGGGTGACAGTGCAAAACGAAATGTATCGATTGGGGTGACATTAGGGGTGACACTTTTAACATAAATAGAATTGAATTAGCCCCCCTCACAATAACCGAATATTGTTGATTACGTTCGTTTTTGTCGTTTTTACCCCCCCATATTCCAAAGGTATAGGGTTTATTGCCGTCTATTTGTAAGTGGAAAATTTGTAAGACACCCTGTTTATCGAGTTTTTTAGCTATATTTGCGGTGTTAAATCATAAAAAAGTGTGCGCGCGGCGCATAAGGAGGGCAATATGGAACAGACATTTAAGATTAGTGATGAGCAGTGGGAGCGTTTGAATGATGCAACGTTTAGAATTGTACTGGAGCGTTCAGATAAGTTGGTTGCAAGTTCGCTTGAACAGCTGCGCAAGTCTACAGACCGCGCCTATACCCTTTTTGGTTTCCTACTTACTGTTTTCTCAGGAATAACCGCTTACTTGATTAGGTGTGTGGATATAACTGTTCTGCTTCCGTGTGTTGTATTGTGGTTGGGCTGTGGTATAGCTACTGCATTGATGTTTTCCAAGGCAATATGGGTACACCCTTTTATCCATCAGGGAAACCAGCCACGTTATTTAATCACCAAAGAGCTTATAGATGCTTATAAATCGAATGGTGCATACCAGCACACGCTTTTGGTGTCTGCCATAGAAGAAAATCAATATTGCTACGACTACAATTCAAACATATTGGAGAAGCGTGCAAAAGTAATTAAATGTGTGATGAAAGTTATAAAGGCAACCTTTTTAATGGTTGCCGTTATAACCATACTCATTAAACTGGCTGAATATCTGAACTATCCATTGAATTAGTGTACACAGCATCTGGGGTTTGAGGTCTTGGATATTTCTCCTTTTCCTCTTCGTCTTTTTCTTTTGCCATAATTGTTGAAGTTAAAGTGAATATTAAGTTTGAAATTATTTAATGTTTACATAAATCGGCTTATGTTCCCGAGTACTTCGAAGATGCGGAGGATGCGGGAGTTGTCGTACTCCTGCTCGTCGTAGTTCTCCTCGTTGATGGGCACGTAACGCATTCTGTTCGGGTCATTGGACTTGCGAAGTATCTTGACGGTGCGAATAGTATCGAGGACAACGGCATAGATCTCGCCGTATTGCACATCCTCAAGTCGGCATTCCTTGAGCGCAATGATATCTCCATGGTTGATTTTAGGTTCCATTGAATGGCCCGTGATGTTCACCCAGGTGACCCCCGGCTTGTTGAATGGCTTGAAATCGATGTTGTATTCAGGATTGATAGTCTGATTATTAAATGTAAGGTCAAAGCCTCCAAGGAAGTCCACATCATAGTATGGTGCACCTTTACTGGGAGTGTATGAGACGGAGGGTTCAGAAAGAAGTGCCTCCGTTATAGAATTTTCTTCTTGTTTTTTGGGGTAAATAGCCTTATTTTTCTTATCTTTATGGTCGGGAATTGCGTCTTCAGCTGCACTGTATGATTGGTTACTACCTTTCGTTTTGAGCATAGGACCGCGACCTGTTAGCAACCAGTCTGGATTAATATCATCGTATGCTAATAGAATTTTTTCAATACTTACAGAGCTTAGACCTTTCCCTCCATTTTTAGCCTTGCCTAAAAGTCCGACAGACAAGCCCGCAGTGACAGTCATTTGATTGTCATTGATACCGCTTTGCGACATATAGTATTGAAGCCTTTCTATAAAATTTCCCATAAAACATGAAATTTATCAATAAAAATTTTGGAGTATAGAAATATTTCTATATCTTTGCAACATGTTTAATACATAAACACCGCGTCAAAAATACAAAAAAGGGGCGAGAAACAAGAATGTTTAATTAAAAAATATAGGAATATGAAAACTTACTTCTACGCATCTTACATGTTAAATGTGAACGAACCAGACGTTTGTGCGATTATCAAAGCACAAAGTCAGGCACAAATCAAAAGAGCATGCATGCATTTGCATGAGAACTGGTCGCGTTTTGAAACGTATAATGAGGCATTCAACTATCTTATGATTAATGTTACATCATTAGGAGCACAGGTTTCCTACGATGACGTTAGATATTATGATGTGACGAATTTCTAAATAACCTTATTGTAAGTAAGACATGAACAAGAGTTTATTAGACCGAGTAAGTGTAGAGAAAATAGATGCGCTGGTTGACGCATTAAGCGGGGTGATAAGTGACATGCGCATTACAGGAGAAAATAGCGAGACCTGCTTTTGCAATGAAGCATATTGGGCATGTTATTCTTTAAGAAATATGATGTTTACATCTCTAAGACATCGGGAACAAAATAGACAGGGTGAATAGATTGTAGGATAACCCAAGGCGGCTACGTCCGAATGGTAGCGGACCAGAACATCTCGGCAACTGGGGTTCGATTCCCCTCCGCCTACAAACATAATATTAATAAAGAAAAGATATGGAAAAGAAGATTTATGTAAGTGACAAAGCAAAGACGCAGCTTTGCAAGATATTCAGCTGCTCTAAGATGATGGTGTGGTTAGCGCTGAATTTCAAGCGCGAGAGTGACCTGGCACGGAAGATACGTTACACGGCTCTGACGCAGTTCGGTGGCGTTCCAAGCTGGAAACCCGAGGAAATGGAAACCACTCACGAGGAGGTGGAAAAGACTATGACACAGCGTTATGGAGAACGTGTAAAATTGGTGTATGACCGCAATGACGGCAGCACGAGTATACTTGTTGATGGTAAAGTTACTCGCAAGGAACAAGACTTGAGTATCCCTGCCTTCATGAAGTTGCAGAGTGAAGTTGAAATAATGGCTCTGAGCCTTTAAAGCCTTAACGGGATGGAATATTACAATAAAATATTGTGTGTAACCTACGCGGAACTGACTGAAGGTAATGATGCGATTATAAAAGCTGCTACATTACGTCAGAATATGAGCCGTGGCAATATCGTCAGCGTTCACCGTGGAGGCGGCGAAGGCGGTCAGGCACTCTACGCTTGGAGTTCCATTCCTCAAAAATATAAGGAGCGGTATATGGAACGTTACGGCGACCCCGAGCAGCGCATGAAGGAAGCAATGATACGAGATCGGGTAAAACTGGATAGTGATGCACACACTTGGTATACGGACTACAAATATGAGTTGAATGGAGAAATGACTAAATTAACTCCAGAACTCATAGAAGAGTACACCATCAACGCCAGCGTACTGAATGAATTGCTGAAGCTGATGGCACAGCGCCGAGCAATCCGCCAGAGTCTGAACAGTAGCACAGCAGGAGCATGGGACGTCATTTATAAGAGTTCTGAAGCTATGCGTGAGGAATATCACCATACGTTGCCGCAGAACTCAGCACGTCTGAAGGCAAAGATCAAGGCATTCAAGGCTGACGGGTACAAGAGCCTTATCAGTGGCAAGGTTGGAAACCGTAACACGGTAAAAATGACAAAGGAATTCGGACTTCTTCTCATTGCCCTGAAGCGCAGCCGAACACCTGTCTATACCGATGCGCAAATCTTCGAAGAGGGGAACCGCCGAGCAATAGAGAACGGCTGGAAACCACTGAAGAGCCTTGCAGGGATGAAGCGGTGGCTATACAGTTCGGCAACACAGCAACTATGGTATGATGCCGTGCATGGTGAGAATGCCGCCCGCCTTAAATTCGGCAGGAAGCAGAAAACGAAACTTCCAACACGCCGTGACTCGCTTTGGTATGGTGATGGAACACGCCTGAACCTGTATTATCAGGATAAGGAAGGAAATGTGCGTACGACACTGGTTTATGAGGTGATTGATGCCATGAGTGAAGTAATGCTGGGCTACTGGATAAGCGACTCAGAAGATTACGAGGCACAATATCACGCTTTTCGAATGGCTGTTCAGACCAGCGGACACAAGCCCTACGAGATTGTACATGACAACCAGGGCGGACATAAAAAACTAAACAAGGTTCAGCCGAACTCAAATGAAAAAGGCTTCTTGGACAAAATATGCCATATCCACCGTGCCACAATGCCAAACAACGGATCTTCCAAAACGATTGAAGCCATTTTCGGACGTTTTCAGCAGCAGGTACTTCATCAGTATGACAACTTTACAGGGCAAAACATTACTGCAAAGAAAGCCAGCAGTCGACCTAATCTTGAGAGCATGGAAGCCAATAAGAAGGGCTTGCCTACATTAGACGAACTGAAAGCTATCTACGCTGAAGCACGGCAGAAGTGGAACACCATGAAGCACCCCATCTATGGTAAAAGCAGAATGGAAGTATATGAAAGCAGCGTAAACGAAGAAACACCGGTCGTAACACCAGTAGACATGGTTGATATGTTTTGGATTATGCACGACAAGCCCGCAACGTTTACCGATCAAGGTATCACTATTGAGGTGAAAAAACAGAAATATACATGGGAGGTGTTCAAGAACGGAGAACCAGACTTGGAATGGCGTAAACGGCATACGTGGGAAAAGTTCTATGTTCAATATGATCCAAACGACATGACCACAGTTAATCTCTATGCGATTGACCTTGCTGGCGGGAAACGTTTTTCAACCGTGGCACGCCCCTACTGGGAGATACACCGTGCATTGCAAGATCAGAGTGCAGAGGAAAAGACACAGATACACAAGGCCATCGAAGCTGGTAAGAACGACCGCATAGAACGTGTAATAGCAGGCAGACGCATCGCTATTGCACATGGTACTGACCCTGAACAGAACGGACTCATCTATCCGAAGCTGAAGGGGCTTAACAAAGAGCAGCAGGAGCAGGCTCAATCAAGATTTGCCCTGTATGCCAAACCGCCCCAGAAATTCACGTTGGGACAAATAACTAAGCAAATAAGTCTTACGGATTGGAGTGAGGAGGTCAATTCGAATAAAGAACAAGACATTACTGCACCGGTTAAGGTTGATATGGCTTCAGTAGCAGGAAAGTATTGAAAAGTAAAATCGTAAAAATAAAGATAATATGAAACTAACAAAAAATGAAAAGAGTCAGATCCAGGAGCGCTTGAAGCAGTATGTCAGCAAGTACCCAAGTCAGAATAAGGCTGCGCAGAGTCTGGTAGGAACGAGCAGCGCAACGGTGAGCAGCATTCTGCAAGGCAAGTGGGAAAACATCAGCGACGACATGTGGCGTAACCTTGCCTCACAGTTGGGAACAACGTCCGGCAATGACTGGCAGGTGGTCGAGACAAAAGCTTTTCAGGAAATGAACCTCGTCATGAAAGATGCCCAAGCCGTGAGAAATGTTACGTGGATCGTGGGCGAGGCTGGCTGCGGCAAAACCACCACGGCACGCCTCTATGCTGCTGAAAACAGCGAGGTGTTCTACATCTTGTGTTCAGAAGACATGAAGAAGAGCGACTTCATTCGCGAGATTGCACGCCGCATCGGTCAGCGCACCGAGGGCTACAGCATCAGAGAGTTGCTCGACCGCATCATTGATGATCTTATTCAGATGCAGGCACCGCTGTTGCTTTTCGACGAGGCGGATAAGTTGCCCGAGCGCGTTTTTCATTATTTCATCGACCTCTACAACCGCTTGGAGGACAAATGTGGCATCGTCTTTTTCTCAACAAGCTACATCAAGCGTCGTATGACCATGGGGCTGCGCTACAACAAATGCGGTTACAACGAGATTCACTCGCGCATCGGTCGCAAGTTCTACGAATTAGAACCCACCGCTCCCCACGATGTCTATGCCGTATGCATGGCCAATGGCGTGACCGACAAAAGTCGCATCTCAGAGGTTGTAAAAGATGCCGAAGCGTATGATTTCGACCTGCGCCGCGTGAAGAAAAACATCCACCGCGTAAAAGTGATGCAAGCGCAAACAGCAGTCAAGTAGCGTTAAAACAATCCTAAAATAGTAATCAAATGGCAAGCGGAACAAAAGATGCAGCACAGGTGATTGCCGAGCTCACGGCTACGAATGCTAATCTGCGCGAACAAATAAGAAGTCTTGAAAAGACCTTGTGGAAAAGAGACCATCCCGTGCTGCGCCGCGCACTGAGCGTCAGCGATGTCATGCGCATGAAGAAAGAAACCTATCCCTTTGAAGGTGCATGGGAAGAGGCCTTCGGTCGCCCCGAGAAGAATGGCGTGTGGTTCGTGTGGGGCAACAGCGGCAACGGCAAGACGAGTTTCATGTTGCAGCTCTGTAAGGAACTCTCCCGCTTCGGTCGTGTTGCATACGACAGTCTGGAGGAAGGAGCATCACTGACCATGAAGAATGCCCTGATGACGGCTGGCATGCAGGACGTGGCGCGTCGCTTCGTGTTGCTCGACCGCGAAAATATGCAGCTGCTGTCGGCACGCCTCGGTAAGCATAAAAGTCCCGATATTGTGGTCATCGACAGCTTTCAGTACACCAAAATGAGCTTCAAAGACTACGAGGCTTTCAAAGAGCGACACGCCAACAAACTGCTCATATTCGTCAGTCAGGCCGATGGCAACAAACCCGCTGGGCGCACGGCCGTGAGCGTAATGTATGATGCGAGCCTAAAGATATTCGTCAGTGGGTTTCGTGCTATCAGCAAAGGGCGGTATTTCGGAAGCAAGGGCTATTACACGATATGGGAGGAAAGAGCAAACATATATTGGGGAGAAACTAAAGAGTAAAGTTATGGCAAACAAGCGAGACAACCTGTTGTACAGGCTACGAAAAAAGGGCGTACAGGCCAACACCCGCGAACGTACCATCTCCTTCGGCGTGGGCGGCGATCCGTTCAAGATAAAGCAGATAAGGCGGCTCTGCCGTGAGTTTCATTTCAATGTACAATTAGTAATACAATAGACAAATGAATACTTATATTTTAATGTTATCAAAAACCTTTCCAAAAGGGCATCTCCATGCTGGAGAACAAACTTTTTTTGAGGAGAAGCTCGGTATAAGCAAACTGCATACTATTCGTGCAAATTATTCCCTGTGGGAACACCGTATTGCAGAAATACAAGCAGGTAAAGGTGTATTATCTATCCGGCAATGGGTGGACGAACCGTATAGGAGCAAGCAGATTGAAATTGCACAGCTGACTGCAAATGAGGGTGTCGGTATTCAGAAACTAATATTTATCGACAATAATATCATGCTACCTGTTATTGAATATGGGCCAGGTAATGAATTCAAATCGATGGATAGATACATGTTTGCAAAAAATGACGGTCTTTCTTTCAAAGATTGGAAAGCGTGGTTCAGAAACTACGATTTATCAAATCCGTTAGCGATTATTCATTTTACAAATTTTAGATATTAATATTAAGATGAGCAAGGAAAGACGAACAAAGAAAGTATATATCGCAGGAAAGATAGGTGAGGATATTCTTAGTGATTCGACTCGCAAGAAATTTGCAGAGGCAGAAGCGTGGTTGAAAGCAAAAGGATATAAAGTGTTTAATCCGACTCAAAGCGGGCTTGGCATCATGGCAGAGAACTACGCAAAGGCATGTGGCACGAACTTCTATGAAGAGATACTTCTTCTTGACATTATGCAACTGAAACGGTGTGATATCATCTGTCTGCTTCCTGACTGGCACGAAAGCCCAGGTGCCTTGGCAGAGTTTTTCTTCGCTAAAGCAATAGATAAGAAAATAAAACAGATTACAATGTTTGAAAATAAAATAGTAGATTGGATATGAGTAAGGAAAAACGAACAATAGAAATTGCCCCTGGGCTGATGAGCCCAGGAGGGCGCATGGGAGAGCGCTTTTTGAGCCGTGGGCACGTATGCACCTATTGCCAAGGCAACGGCTACCACTGGCAGGAAAACTGCTATCGTGAACGCTACAAGCAAGGATGCCCCGTGTGTAAAGGCAGCGGAAGACTTGATGCGGTGGTGACGATTGAGTGGAAAGCAGGAGAATGATAAATTAAAATAAGATGCAGACAATCAAAACATTGAAGCAGTGGAAAAAATCAGGAAAAGACTTAGAGGAGTTTCTAAGTCCCGGCGATTGGATAAGTGAGGATTTGTGTAACTATATTGGAGAAATTATTCCTCCTTATTATTGCTCTCGTGACTTTATTCAAGGCGGTGACGCAATTAGGTCGGAAGACAACATACTATTTTATTGCACATGTTATAGAACAGATGATAACAGATATTTATATCTCGGAGTCCTTCCTGAGTTCAAACAATAGAAAACAAATAACCCGATGAAAAGATAAAGACGATATGGGAAAATTAAAGTATTATTCAATGACACCGAACGATAAACCCGAGTGGTTGTTGCGGTTGCAGTTTGAAGTCAGTCAGCACTACGCCATGCGTGGTATAGAAGACACACCCGAAGACTGGCTGGCGCTGCAGGACTTTGTAGATGCTTTCATTCGTAGCCTCTACACGCGGCGGGATATCATGGTGAGGAGCGAGGTGGCGGCCGACCTGCTAACCGAGGACGGAGAAACGCGCCTGCTTATCAAACGCAATGGCAAACCTTTGCAAGTGTATTACATGCAAAAATAAAACAGCTATGGCAAACGAGAGAAACTACGCACGCTTTTACACCCTGCTCAAGAAAATGCCCGGCGCTGATAAGGAAACGCTTGTGGAGCAATATACGAACGGCAGAACAACACACCTGCGCGAGACTACACAGCAGGAATATAACAAGATGTGTCGCGATATGGAGCAGGTAGCAGGCTATGACGAGCGTATGTCAGACATTCGCAGAGAACTACGACGCAAGCGCAGTGTGTGCCTGAAACTGATGCAGCAGCTCGGCATTGACACTACAGACTGGAACCGCGTGAATGCTTTCTGCGAAGATGCACGCATCGCCGGCAAAGCCTTCCGCCACATCAGTATAGATGAACTCGAGGCCCTTGCCGTGAAGCTGCGGGCAATAAAGCGAAAAAAGGAAGCTTCCCCCAGTCCCTCTGAAAGCAGGGGAACCATTGTCATGCTATCCGTAAACCATTCAACAGAAAATTAATTTTTAATTAACAAAAGAATATGGAAACAACTGTAAACATCAAGAATTTAAGCAAGGAGGAGCGGGCAAAGCTGCTCGCCGAGTTACAAAACGAGGAGAAACAAAGTCGCATCCAGCGTCGCGAAACCTACGAGAGTCTGCGTGCAGAATTGCTGCATGGCGTGGAGGAACGCCTGCAGACAGTAGCTGCTGACGTGCAAAGTTTTCATGACTGGCTACAAAGTGAGGTCGAAGGCTTCGTAGGTGTGATGCGTGATTATGGCCAACTGCGCAAGAGCGACCAGCGCAGCTACACCATCACTGACGGCGACTTCCGTCTGGAGATAGCAAGTAACAAGGTGAAAGGCTTTGACGAGCGTGCCGACCTTGCAGCAGAGCGTCTTATTGACTACCTCAAGCGTTATATGAAGAAGAGCGAAAAAGGGGCCGATGACCCCATGTATCAAATGGCTATGACACTTCTTGAGCGCAACAAGTCTGGTGATCTTGATTACAAGAGCATTTCGAAACTCTATGAATTAGAGGATAAGTTCGACAGCGAGTACAGTGAAATCATGGGACTTTTCAAAGAAGCAAACGTGGTACAGAAGAACGCGGTCAACTACTACTTCTCAAAGCGCAATCCGGAGACGAATGTATGGCGTCGGATAGAGCCGAGTTTCTGCAGGATGTAAGTCCCGGAGATATGATGGTAAGATATGACGGCATGGCAGCAAATGGGCTGCCATGCTTTTGCGGTTAAATGAATTAATAACAAAAACAATCTTTATAAACAATGAAAGTGGACAATGAGCGCCGTCGTGGGGTGAGCTATCTGAAACGCGTTGCGGACGTGAATGCAGTTTATCAGCAATGGGCAAGGTCGGGCCTCTCGAACAGGGAGATCTGGCGCAGATATATCTATCCCGAGTATGGTATCAGTGAGCGAACCTTTTATTATATGCTGAAATATGATGTAAGCGTAAAAAAGGACTGCCCTGCTTCTCCTCGTCCGCTTTTGTTGTTTGATTTCGACGATGAGCAAGAATGATTTGGTACATGTGTTCGCTCGGATACTGCGGGATGTACAGATTGAACTGAAGGAGGAGTTCGACAGGAACTTCGAACGTCAGGGTTTCTTTTCTGAAAGATGGGCAAGGCGACGTAGTCCCTTACGTCCTGGGCGAGCAACGTTGGTAGACACAGGTGGCTTGCGGCGCAGTGTTCAGAGCAAAATCACCAGCGGTGGCGTAACGTTCTATTCCGCCCACCCTGCGGCCGACATACACAACGAGGGTGGAGAAATCAAGGTGACGCAGCGCATGAGAGGCTATTTTTGGCATCGCTATTACGAGTGCGTAGGTGGTTTCGGACGCAAGAAGAACGGCGAAAAGCGTAACGATCACCGCACACAGCAGCTCAGCAGTGAGGCCACCTTTTGGAAGTATATGGCCCTGATGCGCGTAGGCAGCGTGATACACATTCCTCGGCGGCAGTTCTTAGGTGCTGCGCCCGAGGTTGAAAAGGCTGTGACGGAAATCATCGAGCAAAATTTAGAGGAATATTTTAACAACGAATTTAAACTAAAAAAGTGAAAATATGAAATTTCCATTTATCAGAAGAAGTAAAGTGAGTCGTATTGTAACCGAGGAACTTGATGTACTTCGCAGCCGACTTTACGATTGCAGGATAGAGATGCTCATGTTCTCTGATGACGGCTGCCCTGTCGAAGACGGAAAATTATTACTTTCGAGTGCCTGTGATGAGATTGAACGTATACTAACAACAATAAAAACAAGGATAAAACAATGAGAAAGGAACTGTATGCAGCTATCAAGGCTGCTGTTGGAAAAGTGCCTGAGGTTAAGCACATCGACCTGTGGAACCACAATGTGGAGTTCATCGAACAAGAAGAGGGCTGGGAACGTCCTGCGGTGTTCGTGGAGTTTGGCCCTATTGCCTGGGCACCCTACACAGGTGGTGGCTATCGTGGTGAAGGCAGCGTGCGGCTACACGTCGTAACGGACTGGTTGGAGGGTGGACAGGAAGCTGCTTGGGCTTTAATTGCCCAAATCCGCGCAGCCATGGACAGCGTGGAGGGTGACAGCTTTCACGGACTGCGTCTTACAGAAACTATCACCAACCACAATCACGAGGATATTCTTGAGAGTATTGAGGTGTATGGCGTAAAAGGTGTATTATAAGCAGCGTATCATTCAGGAAAAAGCCTGTCGGTCTCCATGCCGGCAGGCTTTTTTATTGGAATATGAAAAAATATCGTCCGTTTTATTGTTTGTATTGAAATAATGATTATATTTGCAGTAAAGAAGCAATGTAGGAGGCATTTCACACGTCGGCATCGCAAGATGTGCAGGTCGCCGGAATGACCATTTGCTTCTTTTTTGTTTATATGAACTTCATCATATAGAGCAGTTCCCCATCTGTCATTTTGCACTTGAATTCTATTGTCTGTCCTTGGTATACCACATGGTAGACACTGAACATACAGTTATGATGCCGCCCTTGCTCCGTTCTGACCAGTGTTGCCTGTGGCAGCCATTCGTTGAATTCGGTAGCAGTTTTCAGGACATGGACTACATCAGGATCATGTATTGCCTTAGCTGCTGTTTCTGAGAAGAACTTCTTGCCTACCCCAATAACATGACCGTCTGCTGTCTGCACAAGGCTTCGCTTTGCCGGCTGGTTGTTGATGACAGTCGGAGTAAGATTGTTCTCTGCCCACTGAATGGCTTTATTGGATGCTTCCCTGAATTCCTGCGGTGTAAGTTTTTGACTCTTTCCTGACTGCTGAGACAATCTGATTAATCTGCACGCAGCACACAGTTCATTCTCGGGCACAAAAGCAAGGTTTGTCTTCCCCTTGGCAAGGTCACAGTCGTTACAACGGCGTATGCTGTAGGGATTGTAGTCAGGCATGGCCTTGCCCTGCTTGCCGGGATTGAAGCGGAACATGCCGCGCGTGTCATTAGCCAAGGCCTCGGCCCCACGCCTGTAGGCTTCCCCGCGCGGTGTTTCGGGATATTTCGTCTTGCGTACCTGCACTACCGTACAGCGGCAGTTCCAGCCATTGGGCGGATAGTAGCTGTCCCAGAACGCATCGCTGAAAGGTAGCGTCGTGCCGTTCAAGGCAGCGTGCTCGGGGCGCACATGATCATCGCCGACAGTTCGATACTGCAGGTTGTAACGGTCACCGTCCTCGGCAAACTCCTCCCATTTGGCTGCCATATCAGCTGCGGCGTGGGTAAAGTTGTATTCTGCACGCAGGTAATGTTCATTATAGGTTTTATCCACCTTTTGAACGTCATTCAAAAACCGTTCAAACGGCTTTTTATTACCCTGCTCATCGACCAAGGAAGGGAACGCTTCGTTCAGTTCATGAAAGGTCTTGAGCCCCGAGAAAACATAGGTAGAATGCTCCAAGCTATCGCGCATGGTAGCCGACATCTTCGTTTGCTCAAAAGCACTATTCAACACATCGGCATGTGTTTCGATAAAGGCCTGCGCCTCCTTGGAGGTGATGATATTGATATCAAGCGATGCTCCCTTCTGCCTAAAAAGGCCTTTCATCATCGACTTGAACGCAGCGCGAAGCTGTTCCTGTTGCTTCGGGTCTATCTTTTTTGCTGATAAAGCACAGCAATGCTCACCGGCGAGCAACGCTTCATAACGATTGTGCAGCCCCACATAGGCAGCGGGGCTTAGTCGAAAAAAGACGACCCCTCCCCAGCCCTCCCCCAAGGGGAAGGAGAATTCCACGACATTTTCTTTTTACCGCCCGTTTCTTCTCCCTCTCCTTGGGGGAGGGTCAGGGTGGGGTTCCTTCTTTCCCCCACGGGCATAGCGTATTTCTCTGCGAAATATGCCGGGTCAACATCATAGCGGTCGGCAATCATCGACTCGTAGGCCACCTGCTGCTCGGGCGTGTAGTCAATGGCGTCGTTCCAATCAAAGCGGCAACCCGCGAGTGGGAACTTATGTGCTACCATGCGCGGCAGCAGCTGGTTGTTGATGACGTCACGCAGCATGTCGGCATCACCCTCGACGAGGTTCTGCAACACCTGCAGGTGCGTCTGACTCTGCGACAGCGACGAGCCGTCCTCTATGGTCATTGTCTGCCCGATGATGAGTTTTGAGATTTCGGAGTTGGCCCTGCTGACGCGCTCGTTATACACATGATAGGCATCGGCCTTCGTGGACTCGACGAACTCGAGTTCTGTATCAAGCGGCATCACGGCCGTCTGTGACGCACCCGCATCAATGAGCATCCTGTGTAGCCTGTCAATCTCCTTTTTGTCACGCGAAGAGGTTTTTGCGATGCGCATAGGCATACCGAAAATTTCCCCGAACGTATCCCAGAACGCGAGCATGTTCTTCTTCGGTATCGTGTGCAGCGTAGCTTTCAGGAGCAGTCCGAGGTCGTAAGGCTTGCCCGCCTCGATGAGCGAAGGGGCCACAGCCGGTGAATGGTAGTCTATGCCTGCACGCCAGTCCTGTCCGAGCTGCATGATGACGCGACTGTATTCGGGAATGACGTGCTTGCGGGGAATGAGCCTCACGCAGTCGTAGGTCATGGCAGCCGTTCCTGTGCCGATGATATCGCCCAGCTCAATGAGCGAATGCCCCCAATAGCGAGAATCAAGTACATACTGACAAAAATCCTTGAACCACGCGTGGTCGAAGTAGTCGAGCAGTTCAGGTTTGTCCTCTCCTTTGTCATCTACAATTTTGAACGACTTTGCCATGACAAACCCCTCGCGCTGACGGATACACCCTGACAAATGCCCGTCGGCATCGGTGTCGCGGTAGATGTCGTAGAGCGGACTGCGGTTGGGGTTGTCAATATTAATAGCTGCCTGCCATGCACGCCGCCAGTCGGCGATGTCCTTTCGCGTGAGGGCGTCGGTGGTCTGTTGAAGCTGCATGATGACGTGCTTCACGCGCGCCTTTTCATCGTCCTTGGCAAGGTTGAAGGTGCCGTAAGGGGTGCGAAGTATGTGGTCATTGTCACGGCCACGAAGCGAGGAAAAAATATCTCTGATATTCATAGAAATTACTTTAATGGGTTATTACCAGTTATGTCTGAGGGGTTTCTGCGAATGCCACACTACGCCCGTCCCGGAAGGTTCGCCCGTTGCGGCATCCGTGGCCACGGGAAGCGCGGGAATAATCTTTCCCGCCTGTACACCCTCAAGCCATTTAATCGCCCGCTCATAGCGTTCCTTTCGGATTTCACTGCCCATCTTCTGCGGCATGGCTGCCGTCATGTGATACAGGGCGATGTCGCAGGCATACATCACGATGAGCCGGTTGCGGTTATCACCTTCGGCTTTGAACGTGGCCTCGGTGTCGTATACAGGGCGCAGATAGCCTGCTATCTCCTCCATGGCCTCGCGCTCAGCGTTAGCCCGTATCTCGGCCGATGTCTGTGAAACGACTTTTAAAGCGGCTTCGCCGATTACTACCCGATAGTCTTCATCTGTTACAAACATAGGATTTGCTTTATAGGGTTATATACAATGCCTTGCGCTCGATATCGGCGGCGGTCATTCCTTTTCTGAATACTCCGCCGGCAACGAACTTTTTGATATCCTGTTTAGAAATGACCTCAAGTCTCCCCTTGATTACGATGACCATATACTTGCGGTGCGTGATGTGACGCAGATAGTCCGCTTTCCTGACTGCACGCTTGAACTTCCAAGCAAAAATGATGTCTTTGATTAATTTTTTCATTTTACCAACTGTTTTTTGAGGTTTGTCTTTTGCTGAATTGTGGCTGAAAACTCTCCTGCCGCGTGGTGCGCTGCAACTGCCATATTGCACCCTCGTCTGCATCAGGCGCATCATCGTTGCCGCTCATGCCTTTTTCGAAGGCAAGCGTCTGCGCAATGCCCGCCTGCATGTCCGGGTCTTCCTTCTGCGAGATGTCGTAGTAGACAAAGCCCCGTTCCCAGAGCGGACTGATAGCTTCGACGCGCTGGAACTTGTCCGGCTTCTTGCGCTTATCTCCCGTGATGGGTAGCTGATAGCCGCGCTGAGTGCCCTCTATCGTGAAATCATCGAGGATGATGTCCTGCATGAAGCTGGCCTCCATCATGAAGCGGATAGAGATGTTTTTTTCAAGACTCCACTCGTAAAGGTCGTAGCACCAGCGTACGAGTTCTGCCACAGATGCTTTCCTGACAAAGGCCCGCAGATGCCACAGCTGTGACTTATACTTTCCCCACAGTTTTGCCGCCTTGGTGTCGTTTGTTTTCTTCGATTTCCACGACGGGTCTATATAGAGCACGAGTTCGTCAAAGTCGCGCCATGCCGGGTGCTTGGCATATTTAATCCATTCCTGCTTGAAGACCGTACCTTCGGTGATGGGGTTGTGCATCATTTCCTTTTCCCATGCGCGGTAGCCCACGAACTCGGCATAAGTCCGTGCTTCCTCTTTCGTCCACTTTTCGCGCCATGTAGGGTTGCCTTCACTGTCGACGGCCTTCACCTCAGACACATGCACGCCTTTAGTTTTGCAGATATCTGCGAGTACAGAAGTCTTCGAGATAAGGTTGCCCACCATGATAAAGCGTCCACGGCCTACGTCAAGTGCACCGAAGAGCGCTTCCTTCACCCAGTCTGTCATCTCGCGCACGCGGCGTGGGTTACGGCAGAGTTCATCATCATCGAGGTCGTCAATAACGATATAGTCCGGGCGTGACTCACGCTTTCTCAAACCACGCGGTGATTGTCCACGTCCACACGCCAGGAAATGCACTCCGTCCTTGGTGGTGAACTCCCCTTCCGTCCAGTCGCCCATTGACATCTGTTTCCCATAATCGGCGATGATACGCTTGTTGTATTGGAGCTCCGCCTGAATGTCACCAAGGAGTCGGTTTGCACTGTCCTCGGACTTGCCGACAACGACCATGAAATCGATAAGTCGTTTAGGCTGGAACATCAGCCACAGCGGTGTAAAAATGTCCATATGCGTGGACTTGGCATGTCCCCTGGGCCACTTAAACACCGCTTTTAAATTAGGCGTGTTCTTCACTTTCAGTGCAGCAGCATTGTGAAAGGGTGCATTGTGTACGATGCGCACGACTTCACCAGTGACTTTGTCACGCTGTTGCAGGAAATGCGGGAAATAATACTCGCAAAAGGCGGCATAGTCCTTTTGCAGTCTGCGGATACGCCGCTCTTTCTCGACGGCCGTCTCACGGACGAGACTCTTCGTGTCTGTGATGCTCTGTATCTGCCGGCAGTGTTCCTGCCACTCCAGCTGCATCTGTTTGAGTTCTGTAATCGTAGCCATATTTGTTGTGTGTTATAATGTAGACGGGTTCTGCATACGCTCCATGAGGAACTTGTTCTGGTACTTGTTGATGGCCTTGATGAGTTCGGGGGTAATCTCGGGATCATAAGAAGCTTGGTCCTGTATCCACCGGTTAAATGCCATGAAGACCTCGATGGCGTCGATGACGTTCGCCTTCTTGTCAAGCTTCTCTATCGTTGCCGACAGCTTCGAAAGTTTGTCAGCCAATGAGCCGATGAGTGTCGGGTCGTCCGACTTGTTGACGCGCTCTATCAGTCCGTCGATGGTCAGCAGGAGTTTGTTCACTAATTCAGGACGCGAGATATTCTTTGCGGCGCGGGCTTCTTTCCACCCCTCGTTATTCACCCATCTTGAGATGGTTATACGCGAGACTTCTACCTTTTCGGCAATCTCATTCTGCTCCATTCCCGAGAGATAGAGTGACCGGGCGAGCGATTTTTTCTTTTCAGTTTCTTTTGTCATTTCGCTATGATAATGTTTGAATTATGCCTGCAAAATTGGTCTAAAATATTGACACTTAAAAGAAAGTGTGCAATGCTTGCATACTATACTGCAATGCTTGCACTGTTATTTGCTCTGCTGTGGATTAACTTGTAATATTGCAGCATCAAATTTTACAAAACGATGGGAAAAAGAGTAAGAATTTCAAATGAAAGCCTGAACTGCTACGGCTTTCGCGTACTGACAGCAGGCATTGATGTGGAACAGTATAAGCGAAACCCCGTACTTTTATATATGCACGAGCGCGGCAATGTCGTTGGCTACGTGAAAGACCTGAAGGTAGAGAACGATGAGATAACGGGAGAACTGATGTTCGACTGCGCTTCGGAACAGAGTGAGCGCTGTCAGAAGCAGTTCGAGTTCGGTAGCCTGCGCATGGTCAGTGCAGGGCTTGAGATTATTGAGACCAGTGAAGACCCTGCCTTACTGGTACCAGGACAGACCCGCCCGACAATCACGAAGAGCAGCCTCTTCGAAGTCAGTGTGGCCGATATCGGGGCCAATGATGATGCAATCGTCTTGGAAAAAGACGGAAAGCGGATAACTTTAAGTAAGGACGGAACCTGCGGGCTCCCCCTTATCAATCAAAATAACAATCAAAATCAAGAAGACATGGAACAGAAAGTCATTGCCCTGCAGTTAGGGCTGCCGGAGACGGCAACGGAGAAAGAGATTAACGAGAAGCTGGCACAGCTGAAGGCCGTGCAGCAGGAAAACGACACCTTAAAGGCGGAGGCACAGAAGCTCACTGAAGCGCGTATTGTGCAGTTGGTTGACACTGCTATCGCTGAAAAGCGTCTTGACGCACAGCATAAGGAACAGTTTGTGGAGCTGGGCAAGAAGATCGGTGCCGAGGAGTTGGAAAATACCTTGCAGGCCATGAAGCCACAGGTGAAGCTGTCGGCGATGCTGGGACATCAAGGAAGCACTCCCGAATCGACCAGCGAGAAGACATACACGAAACTCAGTGAAGTACCGGCTGACGAACTTGTGAAGCTGCGTGCCGAGAATGTGGAGGAGTACAAGAAGCTCTACGAGGCAGAGTACGGCATGAAATGCGAACTTTGAAAAGGCAAAGAAATAAAAGTAAGAAAGTAAAAGTAAAAAAATGAGTAACATGAAGAGATTAGTTATGAAATTGATGATTGCATTGCTGGTCAATGCGATTGTCGGAGGTTTGATAGCCTTAGCTGTAGGCGTTGCGCCCTGGATTGGCGCGGTGGCATTGAATGTGATTGCCATTGCCGTAGGTACATGTCTGCCGAAAGACGTACTGCGTGCAGGTGTCTTTACGGAAGTATGGACAGGTGAGTTGGTAAAATCGCTGCGCGGTGGACTGGAAGGATCATGGCTTGACGGTGTACCTGATCAGAGTACAATCGTCATCAATGACGTGATACACCTTGTAGAGGTTGGCGTAGACCCTGATGTCCTGATCAACAACACGACCTATCCGATACCTTCGCAGGCCTTGAATGACAAAGATATCGCCGTGAAGTTGGATAAGTTCCAGACCAAGGTGACGCCTATCACCGACGACGAGCTCTATGCGGCCAGCTATGATAAGATGGCTCGCGTGAAGGAATCGCATGGCAATTCCATCAACGATTCTAAGTTTACAAAAGCCGCTCATGCCCTCTGTGCACAGGAGAACACCGCTAAGACTCCCGTGCTAAAAACCACGGGCGAACGCGATGCTGAAACGGGTCGCCTTCGGCTGACGATGGCCGACTTGGTGGCACTGAAAGCCGCGATGGATAAGTTACACGTGCCGGCAGAGAACCGACGTTTAGTACTTTGTTCTGACCACGTGAATGACCTATTACTTGTCAGTCAGACCTTCCGCGAGCAGTATAATATTGACCGCGCTACAGGTAAGGTGGGTAAGCTCTTCGGCTTCGATGTCTATGAGTATGCCAATACACCGCTCTACACGCAGGCAGGAAAGAAGAAGAACTTGGGCGTGGCTGCCGGGGCCGGCGAGTTTAACTGCTCGTTCGCATTCTACACACCGCGCGTCTTCAAGGCGACAGGTTCAACAAAAATGTACTACAGCGAGGCAGCAACCGACCCTGAGTATCAGCGCAACAAGATCAACTTCCGACACTACTTCCTCTGCATGCCAAAGCTGGCTGATGCCGGCGTAGTGATGATGAGCGGATACAAGGCTTCTTAATCGTAAGAATTGAATGAGCAAGCCAATGCAATACCTCGTTATCCACTGCACGGCCACCCCGGAGGGGCGTGAGGTGAGCGCGGACGAAATACGCCGCTGGCACACTGCGCCCCCTCCTGCAGGCCGTGGTTGGAAACAGGTAGGCTATACAGACATGGTGCACTTGGACGGACGCGTGGAACGACTCGTTAATAACAACGAGGACGCTAATGTTGATCCATGGGAGGTGACCAACGGTGCTGCAGGCTATAACAGCGTGAGCCGTCACATTGTGTATGTGGGTGGCTGCGACAAAGCCGGGAAGCCGAAGGATACGCGCACAGCAGAACAGCATGAGGCGTTGAAACGCTACGTCGAGGACTTTCACCGACGTTTCCCCCAGATCCGTATCGTTGGACATCATGAGCTTAACCCCGGCAAGGCGTGCCCGAGTTTCGATGTTCCAACTTGGCTGCGCTCGATAGGCATCAGACAAGTTTAACGATAAAAACAAACGACAATGGCAGAGACAATATTCCAAATCCTGCAATGGGCTATCCCTTCGGGCGGTATCGGTGCTGCCATTGCCTGGATTGCGAACCGCCGCTTAAGGACGGTGGAAGAAAAGAAGAAAGTGGAAGACACCTACAAGCAAATGTACGATATGGTGAGTGCTGAACTTGTGGGGCTTCATAAACAAAACCGCATCAATTATGAGAAAATGGAAGAACTCCGCGGCGAGAACGACAAGACACGCCGTGCCCTCAACCGCCTCTCGCGGGCTATCGAGGCTATCCAGCTCTGTCCTCATCGTGCTGCTTGCCCTGTCAGCGGTGAGCTGTCGCTCAGTGAAGACAGCGACAAGGGAAAGCCTCACCGCGGAAAGTCACGCACGGAGGGAAACGACACGGCAGACAGTCAGCGTCGCACGGTGGCAGCAGCGGGTGACGGTGCCCGAGTCACGGGTGACGCTAAGTGTAGCTGAAGACAGTCTTGCCCTTCTGCCCGCAGGTGCAGGCTACACGGCCCGCCGGGGACAGGCGCATGTGAAAGTAAGCCGACGGCCCACGAAAGACAAAGGAAGCCCTGCACGGATTATCATCGAAGCCGGATGCGACAGTCTTGAGGTGCAGTGTGCACGCTACGAGCAACGCATCGAAGAGATGCAGGCGCAGCTGTCAGCTGCAGAGCAGGTGATGACTACGCAGAAAGAGGTAATCAAGACGCAGCAGCCCTGGAGTTTGAAAAGATTATTCACCGCCTTTATCGTCGGGTTGGCGGCCGGCATAGTATCAACAATTTTAATAAGAAAAAAGATATGGCAAAAAGTGTTTTAGACGGAACTAACCTCATTCTGAGCGTTGGTGGCAAGGCCCTCGGTTTCTCAACGGGCTGCAAGGTCAGTACATCTACGGAAACTGGTGAGCGCGTGACCAAGGAAGCTGCAAGCGGCAAGTGGAAGGAAAAGTACGTGAAGAGCTTTTCGGAGAGCATCTCTGCCGACGGCTGTGTACTCACGGACGGCGATACAGAAACCCCTACCTATGACCAGCTGAAAGACCTGATGCTTGCAGGCGATGCTGTTGATTGCGCTTACAACCTTCGTGACGGCGACAAGCGCACGGGCAAGGTAGCAGGCGGCTACAAGGGTAAGTATATCATCACCTCACTGGAACTTGACGGTCAGGCAGGCGATGATGCAAAGTACAGCGTAAGTCTTGAGAACTGCGGTAAGGTGGAGAAGCAGACAAATGGTCTGAGCGAAGCTGCAAAAGCAGGTGGTACAGGTCATTAATCATGCAATCAGGAAGCTATGAAGAAACAGATGCTGAAACTGACGGTCGGCGGCAAGGAATACCCCTGCCGTGTGACCATGGGCGCAATGATGCGTTTCAAGCACATGGTGGGTAAGGATGTGAGTGAGCTCAAGCAGACCGACATCCGCGAACTCGTACAGTTCATCTACTGCTGCGTGCAGAGTGCATGCAAGGCCGATGATGTGACTTTTGAAATGGACTTCGAAACCTTTGCAGACTCCCTGGAACCCGACAGCCTGAATACTTTCTATGCCCAGGTGGGCGATGCCGAAAAAAAAACGACGGTGAAACCCCTGCCGTAGGCATTGAGGAACTGCAAGGAATTGCGTTGGGGTGCATGGGAATGAGTCTGGATGACTTCTGCCGGTGCACCCCTTCGGAGTTTCAGGCAGCCTGGAAGTCTTGGCACGAATGGCACGAGAATGAGCAGCACGGCGAGTGGGAACGCCTGCGCATGGCATGCCTCTGTATGCTGCAGCCTTATTCAAAGCATACGCTTTCGGCTGAAGACGTGATGCAGTTCCCATGGGAGGAAGATACGAAAAGAAAGGAACGGGAAGATGTGAGCGAAGAAGAATTGAAGCGGCGGTACCGAGAAGCTAAGCGTGCTGCAGGACTGAAATAAACAATCCTATTTATGCCTGAGGACACCGAGGCAGAAAAGCGCACCGAGGACAAAGGCAACAAGGCAGACGGCTACGGTGAAGACCGAAGCAATGGGATGCTCGCTGATGAGTCTGAAAACGGGTGTCCAATGAATCGCTGACATAAGTACTGTTTATAGTTGTTGGGACAAAGATAATAAAAAAACAAGAAACAATGGCAAAAGAAGTCAGTTTTTTAATCAAGATACATGATGACGGCGGTGCAAAGCGCGTGACGGCCAACGCTGAAGAGGTGGGCCGTGTGATACGCAGTGTGCAGGACGAAGCGGAACGGTTGAAGCGTGACGTGCTTACATGGTCGGAGGCAGCGCAGGCCGTCGGCGTACTGCAGAATTCGATAAATGAGCTGCGCGGAGTATTGCAGGATCTGACAGAGGCCTATCAGGTGCAGTTAGTGGCCGAGACACAGCTGGATACCATCATGCGTCAGCGCATGAACAGCACGGACGAAGAAATCCAGCATGTCAAAGACCTGTGTTCTGCCCAGCAGGAATTAGGCGTCATCGGTGATGAAGTACAGCTCAGCGGTGCCCAGCAGATGGCAACATTCCTGAAACAGAAAGAGAGCCTTGACGTGCTGATACCGGCCATGAATAACCTCATTGCCCAGCAGAACGGCCTCAATGCCACCAATCAGGATGCCGTGGGCATCGGTAACATGATGGGTAAGGCCATGCAGGGGCAGACGGCCGTACTGCAGCGTGTGGGTATCACCTTCGATGAAGCGCAGGAACGTGTGCTCAAGTATGGTACGGAGAGCGAACGTGCTGCAATGCTGGCGGAGGTGATTACGGCCAATGTGGGCAACATGAATGCAGAATTGGCCAAGACCGATGCCGGCAAGCAGAAGCAATTAGAGAACACGTTGGGGGATATCAAGGAAAAACTTGGGAGTATGGTGCAGGGCGCGATGCCCTTTGTGACGATAGCTGCACAGACCATGATCTGCGTGGCCGGCTGCGTCAAGCTGATTACCTCCCTGCAGGCATTGGGTGCAGCATTCAGTCTGACGGCTGTCAAGGGACTCGCCTTGGCCGTACATGAAAAGGTCGTGGCAACGGCACAGAACATCATGTCGGCAAGCGGGTACACAGCAGCTGGCGGCACGCTGGCGCTGAGCGTTGCCGTGACCGCCCTGTATGCCGCACTCACTTTAGGAATTTCGGTTGTCATCACCGGACTGGTAAGTCTGTTCGGTCTCATGGGTGATGAAGCCGAGGATACGGCTGAGAGCGTAGATCAGCTCAAGGAGAGCGAAGATGCTTTCAGCCGGGCATCGTCGGATGTGCGTGCAGAACTGGATTTAGAGATCAGCCGCCTTGCCTCGCTCATCCACAATCATGAGAATGCAGCCAAGAAAGTATCGGAACTGAACAAGAAGTACGGCGAGAGCTTCGGATATCACCGCACGGCGGCCGAATGGTACGATACGCTGATAGAGAAGAGCAAGGTCTACTGTGCACAGATGGGCTATGAGGCACAGGCAAAAGTACTGTCCTCACAGATAGCTGCAGCGCAGTTGGAGAAAGAAAGCAAGGAGGCTGAACGCCGTCAGTTGGGACAGCAGTTCTTAGACAAGAACGGCAGAAGCCACTACAACTGGGAAACCTCGGACGGCGGCAGGGACTATTACGACCGATTGGGTGGCGAGATAGACACCCTGAACACGAAGATAGGCGGCTTGCAAACACGTTATGACTCCTGTATCTCACACATGATATCGGCACAGAAGCAGCTGGAGAGTTCACGCAAGTCGACGAAGCTTACAGGTGGCAACATGAACGATGCCACGACCGAGGAACTCAAGCAGGAGATTGAGGAAAAGCAGCAGGAAGTGGCCCGGCTGAAAGGCGATGCCACGGCTGAACGCCAACGCCTGAACAAGGAAATAGGCCGGATGCAGAAGGAGGTGAACCGTCGTGATGCCGTAAACAAACGCGAGCAAGGCGTTTCGACAGGGAAAAAGACAGGAAAGACGGCAGGCACTTCAAAGACAGGAAAGCCTGTGAAAGTCGCAAAAACCCTTGACGACGTGACCAGGAATGTTTCCTACTACGAGGCACAGCTGAAGAAGACCGATAAGGCTGACACCGCAAAAATACAGAAGCTCACCCGACTTATTGCGAAATACAAGGAATTAGGCGCAGTCATACAGGCCGAAATCGACCATGCGAAGCGGCCTAAGGAACTGAACACGTTAGAGAAGATAGATGCAGAGCTGCAATATCAACAGCAGTTGCGCAAGAAAGCCAGCAATGAGAAGTTGGCGGGTATCGACAGCGAAATCAAGCGTTTGAACACACTTCGAACGGCATTCGAGGACAGTTCACACGTGGGTTTGCGTCTTGACGAGATAAAGACTTATGAACAGCTGGATGGCGAAATTGCCTTTTATACAAAAAAACTCAAGACGGCTACGGATACCGAGCGTGTGGAAATACAGAAGCAGATTAATGCCCTTGGTGACCTGAAGAAGAAGTGGGACGAAACCCTTGCCGGTCTGAAGGCTCCGGAGGATATCAGTCGCTTGAACACGATGGAGAAGCTCGACGAAGCTATCACCTACTATCAGGCAAAGCAGAAGAAAGTCTCAGGAGAAGAAATCAGCAGCATCGGGGAAACCATCACCGCCTTAGAACAGAAGCGCGAAGCCCTGAACCGCATGACACGCCTGCCTGAAATGAATGCCGAAACTGCAAAGCTGGACGGCATGGACACAAAAGAGCTGAAGATGGAACTCAAGGTAATGGGCCTTGACGGTGTGAAGAAGCGCATCAAGGAACTTCAGGACATGCTCGCAGATACGAAGCATCCGCTTGATAAGAGTCAGCGCGGGGAGGTAGAGAAACTCATCGGCTCGTATGGACGATATGAAAAGGTGCTGAAAAAGAGTGACGTGCATCTGACAGACCTATGGGGTAACACGAAAGGCGTCGCCAGTGGTATTACATCAATGACCAACGCCCTCGAGGACGGGCGTAATGCGTGGGAGACACTCGCGGGCGTGGTAGATGGTGCAATACAGATCTTTCAGGGCATTGCAGCCGTGGTAGACATTATCAAGGCGATGACGGGTGCTACGCAGATGAGTTCGGCAGCCAGTCAAGTAAAAACATCTACAACTGCCAGCGAAACTTCGGCTACCACCTCACACACTGCAGCAACGGAAGCTGATACAATTGCAACTATAAGAAATACAGCAGCCAAGGGTGGGCAGGCGATAACAAATGCTACAGCCAGCGGTGCAAGCATGCCTTTCCCTTATAACCTCATTGCCATTGCCGCAGGTGTGGCCGCTGTTGTCGCTGCCCTGGCATCCGTCAGCGGTGCGTTCGCAAATGGTGGTATCGTGGGTGGTTCGTCACCCAGTGGCGACAAATTGCTGGCTCGCGTGAACTCAGGCGAAATGATACTTAACGGGGCGCAGCAGAGCCGCCTCTTCAACTTCATCAATGGCGTTACGCCCTTTGCCGACGGCGGCATCGTCTATGGCCCTACACTCTCTATCATGGGAGAGTATGCCGGGGCACGCTCAAACCCCGAAGTGATTGCACCGCTGAATAAGCTGAAATCGCTCATCGGCGGTGAAAGCAACGGTGGCGGGCGATTGGAGGCCAGACTGCGTGGCCGTGACCTCGTTCTGGCGCTGGCCAACGAGACACGTATCAGCAGACGGAAGACAAATATCAAACTGTAAAAAGATAAAAATGTACATACACGGACACTTCTATAACGAAAAGAACGAGCGCATAGAGGTACATATCCTCACTCGGGGCGACCGCACGAATGAAGTTGAAATCGGTACCGAAGGCTGCGGCGTCAACTGGACGGATGACCCCGTGGAGATTGAAAGCCAGGTCAGCGACACCTTTGATGTACTGCTTAAATACCAGGCTACCGTACGCCTGCTGGTAAAGAATTTCATTCCTGAGCTTTTCTGCGCTTCATGTCGCGATGCAATCATAAACATCTGCCGTGAGGGAGAATGCCTCTTTGCAGGCTTCATAGAACCGCAGACCTATTCACAGGCCTACAATGAGGAAGAAGACGAAATCGAGCTCAGCTGTATCGATGTGCTGACAGCCCTGCAATATTCCAAGTACAGAAATGTCGGTGTGCAGGGTATCACCTACAGGGAGGTGAAAGAGAACGCGGGACAGCGTAGCTTCCTGGATATCATCCGTGAGCTGCTGCCAGGCCTGTCGGATAATCTTGATATTCAGGGCAGGGAAAGTCTGGCCTGTTATTATGACGGCAGTATCGGGGTAAGTAAATCAGAGGATGCGTTCGGTATTTTCTCACAGATAGGCATTCATGAGCTGTTGTTTCTCTCGGATAATGAAGATAATGTGTGGACGGCAGAAGAGGTGCTGACTGAACTGCTGAAATACCTTAACCTGCACATCGTACAGCAGGGCTTTTCTTTCTATGTGTTTTCGTGGGAGAACGTAAAGAAGGCAGAAAATATTGCATGGAAAGACCTTTACAGCAACAAGCCTCTGACATCACCACACAGACTGATAGGGATAACGACTGAAAAGGTCGCAGGCACGGATACCACTATCAGCGTCGGCGAAATCTACAACCAGCTGCTGCTGACCTGCAAGGTGGAGAAACAGGAAACTCTCATTGAAAGTCCATTGGAGGGAAGTGCGCTCGCGAGTTATTTTGCGGCACGGCAGAAATACATGTCAGAACTGATCAGCTTAGGCGATGGGAAACGAGCTTACAGAGGCTTCAGAGATTTGGTGCTTGAAGGTGATACCGACTATGATGATGGAAGCATCGTGGATTGGTATGTGTGGTTGAAGCACCATGTTTCATGGCGTTTCCCTATGCATGGCGGCGCTGGCAGCGGTGAGGAACTCATGGTTCACTTCGGCCGTGGCGGTAAGGACCAGCAGGCGTTGCTGCAGTGGCTCGGCAAGAACCTTGGGGCAGCGCTCGTTTCCTATGGCAAGGTGGAGCGGGCCATGGCCAGAAAAGACAACAGCCCCGTGTCGAAAATCAACATGGACAATGTCCTGGTGCTGTCGGTGAACGGTAACGGAAAGAACAGTGCTGCAGAGGCGTATCCGAACGAGTCTGCTCTTCACAGTTCCATTCCTTATGCCACTTATGTGAGTCAGCATTCCGGGGGGATGTTTTCTCCTGTCGATGAGGAGACAACGAACTATATTGTGTTTTCAGGAAAAATGCTCCTGAACCCCCTCGTGAAAGTAACAGCCAAATACTACGACCTGCGGACTAAGGAATGGGTGTTCATGCCGTTCGGTGGAACACCACCTGAAGGCAAGGTTGACGTAAGAGGGAATGTGACAAAGAACAAAAAAGGAGACAGACTCTACTATACGCGCAAGTTCTGGAAACAGACATACTCGGACCCTAAGCATAATGAAGAGGCCCGCTGGGACGAAAGTGGCGATAGTGGGTGGTATCCATTCACAGACACTGCCCCCGAGCTGTATGAGTTCAAGTACAGCAGTGTGGGTGACGGAACTGATAAAATCAGCAAGGTAGGACTCATAGCCTGTATGCTCATCATCGGTGACAAATGCGTCGTTGAGACAGGGAGCGGCTCGCAGATGGAAGATTTCGAGTGGCGCAAGTACAAGGAGCGCTCGGAGTGCAGCAGTGATGACGAATACTATCAGCAGTCGTTCACCATAGGTTTTGACCCGAAAATTGGTGATAAACTGATTGGCCACGAATACAGCCTGCAGAACAACATCAGCTGGAAGCATGGCGTAGACAGTGAAGGTATGGCTATACCTATTCGGAAACGAGACCATGTGAGCGGTGCGGTAAGGTTTATCGTCCTTGGTCCGGTGAATGTGCTTTGGAGTGATATCACACGCCGTCATCCTACATTCTTCAGGCATACAAAATGGACCGAAGATGCCATTCCGCTGCTGGCACACGTGAGTTCCATACAGATAAAGTCTTTTGAAGTGAAAGTGGTGAGTGACAATGGGAAGACGGAACTGCTCGGGGATGATCATGACATCGTATATATGAGTGCTGCACAGAGTTCGTTCTGCAACCGCAAGGATGACCTTGAGTTCAAGGTTACCTCTGCCCTGACGCATGACGAATGCATGCAGATAGGTGTCAAGAATGCCCTCTGTCTCTCTACGCCTGTAGACGCTGCCAGCGGTGACGGTGTACTCACGCTCTACAGTCGGATGACAGACAGCATGGCCAAACCCGAGCAGCTCTATGTGAACAGCTACTATCAGGAATATCATGCGCCCCGGGTGATCATGACACAGCACATGACGGATATCCGCGGAGGGTTTGTAGACCCATTTGCACACTATAGGCATAATTTTCTAAACAAGAACTTCTTTGTGCAGGGCATCAGCAGAAACCTTGCAGAGGGAACGGCAGAACTGACATTAAAGGAAATTGACAGCAATGATTGATATCAAGATGTTTGCCCGAAAGCGGGCTGAGGGAACCGGCAGGGGTGGCAGCACGACGCCCTGGGCACAGAGTGACGACGTGCGGCATGCACTGTCGGCAGACAAGGCTACGTTTGCAGAACAGGCAGACAAGGCACTCCAGGCAAACGATGCAGCCCGGGCCGCCTATGCCGATAAAGCGCGGGCCTTGGCGGAGGACAGCCCTGCATACGATGAATTCCTGCGCAAGGATAAGGAAGATACCGCCAAGGAATTGATAAATTTCCTCAAGGGCATCACTATCGGCGATATTAAAATCAGCTATGATGAGAAAAATGGCGCACTTTCACTGACACGTGTTTCGGATACAAGAAAGGCTGCGGGTCTGTATGCAACAGGTGGATTGACGGCATTCGGTGCAGGCTCCGTGCAAGGTGGAGGGAGCGAAAGTGGCGGCACAAGCTATGAGCGCCTGGACCGCTGGAGCGACTACACTACCGCAAAGGCGGCAGCCGTCCTTTCGGCATTCCTCGGCAACGACCTCAATGAACGACTGAAACGCGTAGAGACCGGAGCACTCACCTCGGTGGATTGGTCGATTATAAAAAACAAACCCACGTCCATGCCTGCAAGTGACGTGCCTGCATGGGCAAAGGCTGCGACGAAGCCCTCGTATGCCTGGAATGAAATCACAGGCAAACCGAATGAGTTTACCCCTGCTGCACATTCGCACACTTTTGCTTCTTTGTTGAATAAGCCTACGACTCTGCAGGGGTACGGTATCACTGATGCTGCAAGCATATCACACACGCACGCTTTTTCTGCATTGACAAACAAACCCACAACTGTTGACGGTTACGGTATCGTCGATACATTCAAGACGCACAGAGAAGTCAATTTCGCACCAGACGAGGCTGGCTATTATGCTGTGATGACTACAAAAACAGGAATTGATGCGACGTGGCGACACGTAATCTCGATGGACTGGTCGAAGAATGATAGCGTAAACTGGATTAGTCAACTCGCACTTCCTACGCATCAAAATGAAAGCGTATATTATCGCAAGAATGAAGCTGTTGGCAAAGTTATCAAGGATGCGAAGTGGATAAAAATATGGGATGAAAAGAACCTGACGAAACTGTCCCAGTTGACCGATGATGTTGTAAGTGGAAAATATTTGTCGCTTGCTGGTGGAACGCTTAATGGCAATCTAAATATATTAGACAATAAATTATACGCTTGGAATATATCCGGGGAAAATTCTGCTTTTAATTTTTCACATGCAATTCGTTTAGGACATCAGAATTATAATAGATGTAAGTTTTTCGAATATGGAGGTGTCTTCGAGTTTTACAAGTCTGATGATGTACAGAACAATGATGAAAGCGGTGCAAAACTCCTTGGCAAAATAACAGAGAAAGGCTGGGAGGGTAATGCTTCAACGGCAGATACTATCAATGTCAAGGGACAGCAGAATAGGCCTCTGAAAGGCACGGAAATGCCACCACCTGGACTAAATGTCTATAATATATATGAAAACGGCTATCCTTTCGCGTATGGAAATTTACTGTCGATTAAAGGATACGGAGGAAGTGAGCTCGCTATGCAGTGGCAAGCTAACTCAGATGTCGGAAGAATGTTATATCGAAGCAAAAGAGATGTTGGAGGCTGGTCAGATTGGGCAACGATAGCATATTTAACAGATAATGTTGCTTCTGCAACAAAATTACAGAACATGCGCACATTGTGGGGGCAGAATTTCGACGGTACAGGAGACATTACAGGTGCACTTGGCAGTGTGACTGGTATTAACAACATACTGTACTTTGCAGGAAACAATGTAGGGATAGGTACTAATGCCCCTATCTGCAAACTTGATGTGAATGGCTCTGCCCGTGTAATGGAAGACTTAAGCATTGGCGGATACCTGAATCTTTCAAATAACAAGGGCCTTCAGCTACGTCTTAAGGACGGTACTGCCAGACGCGCCTTGTTTGTTTCAGATTCTAATGTTGTTTATGTTGGAAGTGCAGATTTCCCTCTGTATACGCTTTTCGAGGGAAGCGAGTTACAATTTAACGTGTACAACAACGGCTGGCAGAACGCACTAATTCTTAGTAGGGATAAGAATGCAACTTTTTACGGTAACGTGTTGGTGCAAGGTGGCGTAACGGCCTACACTACGTCCGACAGGCGTTTGAAAGAAAACATCAAGGCTGTAGACAGCATGAAGATCATCCGTAGTCTTGGCGGTACGTGGCAGTTCGATTACAAAGACACGGGCAAGCATGGCATCGGTTTTATTGCGCAGAGTGTCCGGGAGAGTATGTTGAAAAGCATGGTCTATGCAAGCGACGATGGCTATCTGAAACTGAACTACCTTGACACACGACTTATTGCACTCGCGCTCGGAGCAGCAGTGCAGGTGGACGATAAGGTCGAGCGGTTGAAGAAGCGGATAAAAGTGCTTGAAACAGAAATAGAACAATTAAAAGGAGGTGAGAAATGAGCATCGTAAATGGTATTATACAGGCCCCCGTCAGCATCGCAGATGTGAAGACTGTTTTGGGCGAAACAAGCAACGACCTTGCAACACTTTGCAGGAGCGATAAAATCAACATGTGGGCGAAGTTCAAGCCTATTGAACTGAATAAACCCTTTACCTCTGACGAGTTCGATTTTGAAAATAGAAAATGGCGTGACAATGCGACGTGGTTCAAGGGCGCAAATTTTGAGGAAGACGGCATCTGTGGCATGAAAGTCGCACACAGCAGCAGTTTACAAAGCCTTACGGATTTATACGATAAAGGTAAGGCTGACTGGGAGCACGTGAAAGTAGGTACTACCTTTGCATGTCCTTACCGTCTGTCTGATTTTATAGGCTACAAGCACGCTGCGACTGCACCTTTCAAGGCTCCGACTATCACGAGCAAGACGCACGAGAGCGGCAGCGTTGTAGCTGTTATGATGATGAAAAACGCGGGGCTTGAATACGAACTGACAATGAAAGACCTCGGCGTGCTGTCGGAAGCGTATTTCGGCCTTGCACTGAAAAACAATGCGGGGCAGATTGCTTATTTCAAAACCTCGGAAACTCCGCTTAAGGACGGAGGGTCGTTGGTCGAAATAGGAAACGGCAATCTTGCGGTAGGCAATTACAAGGCCTACATCTTTTTATGCTCCTCTGCTCTCGCATTCAATACCCCTCCAGTACAGGCAAAATACTTTTCAATTATAGATTTTCAGCCGACTGCGGTGAGCATTATTTATAATGAACAGCAAATAAAGGAATACTTCACTATCACAGCGCGCGAGGCTATCAAGGGAAGTATTGTTGTAGAGGTTAAGATAAAAGACAGTTATAAACGCACTTCTAATAATAAAGACTTAGATATAATTCTAAGATTTACATCAAGCAAACTCGGCTCACAGATGCAGGCAGGCGAGCAGGCTTACACGTTTGCAAACCTCGAAGCGGGCAAGGAGTACACGCATATCTTTGATGACTTGAAAGAGGGGCAACACTACAAGATAGAATATACCTTTATGGGCATAACGCAGGAAATATATGTTCTTCAAATAAACTAATTCAATAAAAAATACAACTATGGAAGTAAAAGTAAAAGCAATTGCAGGCTTCAAGGCGAGCGTTGAAGCAGTAGGTACAGGTACGACTATCAAGGCCGTCGTTTCGGTTGAAAACGACAAGTATGCAAACATCGAAAACGGAAGTGTAAGCAGCAACGAGGGTAACAAGGAACTGCTCGCGACTTTCGCGCATTTCGGAGGTATCAACATCAGTTACCTGACTACTGACGAAGACGAAATCATCAGCGTGGTCACCGACGTGACGCACTTCGTGAAGTACTGCAAAGCTAACGCAGCGAAGCTCGGCACAGTCAATGCAACAGAAGCAAAAGGAAAGTAAATAACAAAGTAATTTAGTAAGAATTAAAGTAAAAATGAAAGTAAAAACGATTAAGGCAGTTGAAGCCTACAGAGCATTAAAGGCGTTGAAAGTGGGGGGTATGAGCAATGAAGCCATGCTCGCAATATGGAAGGACCTCAAAGTTTTACGCCCTATTGCGGAGGCCTACGACAAAGATATCGAGGAGGTACGAGCAACACTTCAGGACGAAGAGTTTGAGAAGATGCAACAGCGAGTGAAAGAGGCGCAGGAACTTGAGCGACGGGCAAAGGAAGAGGTGCGCAGTATGACTGATGCTGAAAAGCAGGAAATCTCTGAAATCAATACCTGGTTTGCTGCGTGGAACAAAAAAGGCGAGGAGTATCTTAAATCGTTAGCTGAAAAAGAGGTTGAAGTTAAAATCGACCCGCTCGATGCTGCAGAACTCCTCAAAGCGTACAAAGGTTCGGACAGAACGTTCGAAGATGCAGAAAAACTTGATTGGCTTACGATGTAGTATATAGCCAATTTAATAATCATCCCGGGGGGTAGAAAAAAGAAGCCCCCGGCCTGTTAATAGTCATCTCACCTACATATTAACGCAATACGAAGTACCGCACGACCGGGGGCAAATACCCTTGTCGCGGCACTTCTTTTTTTTGCGCTTATGTAAGTGAGATGATGCAAAGATACAAAAAATATGATTATGAAGATAATAGACATCTTGAAATTTAACAGGGAATTGATAAAAAGGCTTCGCGAGGCCGGTATACGCCTG